AAACAATTTGCAAAAACTTTAGGATATGAAGGCTCAGAAATATTTCCTAAACAAACAGAGATACTTGTGGAACGTGGGGACACAGGTAATTTTTTAAATTTACCCTACTACAATAACACGAAAGGACTAAGATATGCGTTTGATGATAACGGTGATGCTCTTACACTTGAGCAATTTTATATTGCGTATGATAAATATAGTTGCACCAGAGGAGATGTTGAAGGAATACAAATCACAACTGAAAAAAGAGAAGAGGCCTTTCCACTAGGACCACCTTGTTTAAATAAACTTGCATCAATAGGATTTGGACAAGGATCTAGAAACAATGCATTGTTTAACATTGCAGTGTTTTACAAACAATCTCAACCAGATACTTGGGAGGATAAGATAGTGGAAGCAAACTTAAAACACATGGACCCACCACTAAGTAATAATGAAGTTCAACAATTAATTAAATCTGTAAATAGAAAAGGCTACGACAAATATAGATGTAAAGATGCACCTATAAATTCTGTATGTCAATCTGGATTGTGTAGAACAAAAAGATTTGGTGTTGGGTATGGTGAAGAAGAGATGCCTGTACTTGGTAGTTTAACGAAGTACACTTCTAATCCACCACAATGGTTTTTAGATGTAGGAGAAGCGCGGATCGAATTAAAAACAGAACAACTTTACAGTCCAAATTTATTTGCGTTAGCATGTTTAGATCAAGCTAACTTAATTGTACCAATACCAAAACCAAAAGATTGGAAACAACATTTTTTAAAACCAATGATGACTAATTTACAAGAAGTAGAACCTTTAGAATCTTTAGATCCTACCAATGAGTTAACAGGATTGTTGCAAGACTGGACTACTAACAGACAGTCAGCAAGAACAATGGATGATATATTTAATAAGTTACCATACACAGACGATACTAGAGAATTTACATATTTTAGAATGGAAGACTTTTATAGTTTTTTAAAGAAAAACAATTGGGACATGGATAAAATTAAAACAGGTAATTTATTAAAAAGATTAGACGATGTATTTGTAGAAGAAACAAGATTAAGAATTAAATCACAACAGCCAAGAGTAGTAAAAATTAAAACAATGAAAAAAATAGAAGCAAGTGTATCTAAAGTACAATATCAAGAAGAGGTATTTTAATGTCAAAAACTTATGACAGAGATGTAGGTAAAAATTGGCATTTAAGATTTAGATTAATAATACAAGAGCTAACAGAAGAATTAGAATTAACACAAGTGCAGCTACAAATAGCAGAAAGGAAGTTAAAAAAATATGAAAACAATAATACTAGGTCCACCAGGAACGGGAAAGACAACAACGTTGTTAAACTTAGTCGACGAATTCATACAAAATGGGATAAGGCCTAAACAAATTGGATATTTTTCGTTTACTAAAAAAGCTGCAACAGAGGCAGCCACTCGTGCATCTGAAAAATTTGGATTAGATATAGAAAACGATTTACCTTTTTTTAGAACTTTACATTCATACGCATTTAATCAATTAGGCATGACCAAAGAAAAAATGATGGGTCATGAGGACTATAAAGAATTTGGTCAGAAATGTGGCATACCAATTAAGACTGCAAAATATTCTATGGAAGATGGTACATTTAATTCTGACAATGAGTATCTTACAATTATAAATACAGCTCGTGTAAAACGTATGGATTTATTAGAGTACTATGATTCTAGGCAAAACATATTAGACATAGAGAGAAATACATTGTATCTATTAGCTGAAGAGTTAAAAAAATACAAAAAAGAAAAAGGTTTGAAAGATTTTACAGATTTATTAGAGCAATTTATTGATAAAGAATCTCACAATAAGTTTGAGGTTTTGTTTATTGATGAAGCACAAGACTTGTCTTTGTTACAATGGGACATGGTAAGAAAAATATGGAATCGTGCAGAAAAAACTTACATAGCAGGTGATGATGATCAAGCTATATTTAAGTGGGCTGGTGCAGATGTAGATCATTTTATTGCATTGAAAGAAGAAGTAGACGACATACAAACATTAGATCAATCTTACAGAATACCTGGAGGACCCATACACGAATTGTCACAAAAAATTATTGGCAAAGTACAAAACAGATTTGACAAACAATATAAACCTAGAGCTGAAGTAGGTATACTTAAAAGATATTCTGATATTACGCAGGTAGACATGTCAGAAGGTAATTGGCTAATACTATCATCAGCTAATCATTTTTTAAATAATGTAAAAGAAGTTTGTGAACTACGAGGTTGGTATTATCAATACAAAGGAATTAATTCTATACCTTTAAAATTATTGTTAGCAATTAATAATTGGGAATCTTGGCGTAAAGGTTGTCATTTAAATACTTTAGAAATAAAAAATATATATGAATATTTAGGAACAAATGTGTTGCCTGGATTTCAAAAAGGTAAAACTTTACACTCAGAAGAAAAATATACTTTAAAAGAATGTCAAAAAGATTATGGATTAATTACAGACAATGTTTGGTTTGAAGCATTTGAAGGGTTAGATCCAATTACAGAAACTTACATTCGTAACATGAGGGCGAACGGTGAGACGTTAAATAAAAATCCTCGTATAATAATGTCAACAATACATGGAGCGAAAGGAGGAGAAGCTGACAAAGTTTTACTTATGCAGGACCTAACTAATGCAGCGCTAGAAACATTTAGTCATGATCCAGATGAATTACATAGATTATTTTATACTGGAGCGACGAGAGCAAAGCGTGAATTGCATGTGTTAGATCCAAAAAGTTTTGATCGAGCTTATATAATATGAAACAAACATTTAAAAGATGGAGTAAAAAGTTAGATAAATACGTAGATGTTTTGGGAAAAGAAACAGATATACGATCTTGCATAGTTTGCAAACAAATTAAAAATCAAAAGTTTTTTCATTTGTGTATGAAAGATAATTTTAATAATTATAGAGTCAGAACTACATGTCAAGATTGTTACAACGAAGATAGAAATTTAAGAAGAAACATGGATTTACTTTATGAAAAACCTGAGTGTTGTGAAATTTGTAACAAAGAAAAAGATTTATTTCCTGATCATTCACACATAACTAGCAAACATAGAGGATGGTTGTGTAGAGGGTGTAATACAGCAATTGGACAATTAGGAGATACAATTAAAGGATTAAAAAGAGCAATACAATATTTAATAGAGAGAGACATATATGACAACTAAAGATTTATTTAAAGGGTCTACATATGACTCACTAGAAAAACAGGTTGGTGGAAAACACTATCGAAATATGAAAATTCAACCAGCACATTTTATAAACGAAAACAAGTTGCTTTTTGCGGAAGGCAACGCTATAAAATACATATGCAGGCACGCTGCAAAAGGAAAAGAGGAAGATGTGAAGAAGGCAATTCATTATTTAGAAATGATTCTTGAAAGGGATTACTCGTGAGAAGCACACAAATTCCGTTGTTTAGTCCTGAAACGGAATGGGTAATGCCAGAAGAACTAAAAGATTTAAAAGGTTACAAAAAAATAGCAATAGATTTAGAAACTAATGATCCTAATTTAAAAGATCTAGGGTCTGGTAATGTAGCTGGAGAAGGGCACATTGCTGGCATTGCGGTGGCCGTAGAGGGCTGGTCAGGGTATTTTCCGGTACATCACGAGCAAGGTGGAAATATGGACAAAAAACTCGTATTTTCATGGCTTCAAGATATATTAAATCAAGTTGATACTACCTTTATATTTCACAATGCAATGTATGATGTGTGTTGGTTACGTAAAGAAGGTTTGTCAATAAAAGGCCACATTGTTGACACAATGATTGCAGCCAGTCTAATTGACGAAAACAGACTATCTTATCAATTAAATACATTAGCAAAATACTATGTTGGTATTGGTAAAGATGAAAAAATTTTATTAGAAGCAGCAAAAGATTACGGACTTGATGCTAAAAAAGATTTATGGAGATTACCTGCATTGTTTGTTGGACAATATGCAGAGCGTGATGCAGAGGCAACATTAAAGT